GGTCAACATAGACGGCGGTGCGTTCGGGAATGGTGGCCGCTTGAACATTTAGGCCAGCGGCGTTTGCGCCAGACAAAAGGATGACACCCGAAAACGAACCAGCCGCGTTCAATGCTTGCGTAAAGTTCACTTGAGTTAGCGGCAGTTCTGCCAACACCGCGTTCGTCACCAAGTCGGCGAATAGGTAACGGTAAGTAGTCATAAGACCAGACTATCGGTAACGGTTAGGCTTTGTCGCGGTCGTCTTGAACCTTCTGAACGGCGTCGTTGACGGCCGACGCAACGGTGTTTGTTGACGCCTGTCCCGTGGTTGCGATGGCGTAACCGATTGCGCCGATGATGCCAATCATTAGAGTAAACCATGCCACCAAACAACCAGTCCACCAGTTGCCAGCAACAACAGCACCAACACCAGCGGATGTTCCAAGGATGAAAAGGAACAGACCAAACCCGCGCCAAACTAGGGAACCGACAACGGCTAAAACTTCGTTGATGCGTGTCTTCATTAGACGGCCGCCGATACTGGGGCAGGGGCGGCGTGTGCGGCTGACTGTTCAGCGTGAACAGGTGGCACAACCGAAACAGGGTCGGCGAACTTTACAGGGCGACCGAAACCAGTAACCCATTTTGCGCCCACCGTGTTCAAGGTCACAATGCCCGGGATGACCTTGCCAGTATCAGCCGAAACATAAGTCACCGTTTTGGCTTTCGGGTCGACGCTAACGACCATACCAATGTGGTCGGTGTTGGTGTTCTTACCAATACCTTTGCCGCTTTCCCAATCGAAGATGACCGCGTCGCCCGGCTGGACACCAACGAAGTCGGTGTGCCAAGTTTTGTTGTGAAGGCATAGGTCACGAATGACATGGCATGAAACTTGAACAGGGCGTAGGCCGCTGATGAATGAGTAGGCCAGCGCGCAATCGTAGAAACCTTTGACACGGTTTGGGAACCCAGCGGTTTTACCGTTTAGCCATGGAAGTTCTGGGCGGGTTTTACCTAGGAATGATTTGAACTGGACGATGGCGTCATGTGCTGTCAAGGTGGTCATGTTACTTTCCTGTCATTCGGTAAACGATTTCGATGATGAACACGATAACCGATAGGCCACCGTATGCCATCCACAACTTCTTTTCGGTGTCGCGTAGACGCTTGTCCATTGTATCAAGACGGTCAACAACGGTCGCTAGGCTTTGTAGGGTTGCTTCGTTCTGACGGATACGCGCTTCATGGTCGTTACTAATTTGTTTTTGGTCGGTCAAACCCTTTTCGGTTGCGTCAATGTGGTTCGGCAACCGTTCGTTCAGAATGGTTACTTGACGAGTTAGTTCAACCGCCCATGACGGGATTGGTTCGATAGCCATTATCCAAGGTTTCCTATGTTTGTGGCCGTTCCAAAGTCGGTGACCGTCATGTATGCGCCAGCCAGCGGGGTAATAGTTCCCGCGCTGATAGTCGCGTTTAAGTTGATGCGAGTGTTGGCTGTTGCCGAAATGGTTCCGCTGATAGTAAACAGGTAGTTAGTTGCGTTTGACAAACCCGAAGACGCGCCCATTGTTATGTTCGTTGAACCCGCTGTTACGAATTGAACATAAACATCCGATGAAGGTTGGTCGGTGAAGTTTAGCGAACCTGTGATTGCGCTGGCTGTTGACGAAGTGAACTGTAAGTTAACCGTGCCCGCCGTGGTTTTCAACGCTGGCAACCAAACCTGAACCTGATACGCACGACCCGCAAGTAGTAGCGGGCGAGTTGTCGCACCAAACACCGAACCACCAGTTGACACGGCCGAACCGTTAGCAGTCAAACGCACAGACTGAACAGGGGTTTGCGTCAAGTTCGACTGAACAGGCAAACGCATGTCGGTAATGTTCGTGTTCGTAATAGTTGTAGCGTTAGCGGCCACCGCTAATTGAGCCAACACAATAGAGTTCGACGGTGTTGACGGGGCGGTTGGTGAAGCGGCTGGGGTTCCAGCAACCACCGTAAAAGTCACATTGTTTAGAGTGCCCGAATAGGCGGCATCGTTTACCGTCATCACAACCAAGTCGATGCGTGGGTTTGTGGTGTCAGCGGCAGTCACCGAAATGTTTACCGTGGCATCGTTGTAACCGACATACACACCCGCGCCAGAAGTTGACGAAACAATCGCACCCCAACCCGACGCAATGTTCACATTCATGGCAGGGGTGGCGTTAGCAGTAACACCCAAAGAGTTGCCGCCAATGATACCGCTGGCCGTGTAAACGCCTTGCTGTGTTAGACGGTCATTTTCGGCTGGGTGTGAACCCTGTTGAAGCCATGAAGGCGGTGTGCGTAAAGCCATAATAATCTCCTAGATGTAAGCCGAACGAAACACGACGGTGGCTTGTGTCAATCCTACCTGTGTGCCTGTGCCTGTGAAGTAAAGGTTAGAAGTGCCGGGTGCTAGGGCAAACCAAGTAGACCCACCAGCAACCAAGTTACGCGCCGCAATACCGTTTACCGTCACTAACTTTTGGTCAAGGTCAATAACCAAACTGTCCGTCGAAGACAAGGTGGTCAAGAAAGTCATCGACTGGTTGGTTGTGATGTTGCCCACGGTTGGGTTTGTTATCGGCCCGGCGATAGTAATGATTGGGTTCGTGGTTGCCCAACCCGTGTTAGTGACCGCTGTTGAAGACGCCAACGAACCCGTGCCATAAACCAAATTGTAGACACGGTTGTAGATACGACCTTGCGGTGTTGTTGCGGTCAAAGTGTAGGTTTGTAAACCTGATGTTGTGCCCGCGGTTGCGTCAGCGTAATAGCGTGGGTCTGGGGCGAACAGGGTGATTTGGGACTGTATGTAACCAAAAGTGTATTCGGGTGTGATGTTGGTGCGACGCGTTCTTACACGGGCGTTTAGACGCGCTACCGTGTCGTTGGCTGATAACAAAAACTGAACCACCGTTGTGCCAGTTTGTTGCGGAATAAGCGCGTTCTGAAACAAGTTGAAGTTTTGGTGCGCTGTTCTACCGTTGCCGCCAAAAGTGTTTACGGTGATGACAATACTTCGACCGCTTAGGAAGTCGCGGCCAGAAAACATGCCGTCGTTGTAACCACGGTTATCGTCTTGGGTTCGTAAATCTGGCAACGCTTCAAGACCGTCAATTTCCAAAATCTGATAAGGCGAACCCGCACCACCAAACAAGAACCCAGTCGTTGCGGTGCCTGTGCCTGACGACACCCCAACCGTTGCGTCGTTCACCGTAAACGATGACAATGTTGCGCTGGCCACCCTAACAAAAGTTAGGTTCAGCGACGAACCCGAACCAACACCCAAACCTGTGATGCTAACAATCGCGCCCGCCGTAAAAGTGTTTGTCGCCGTGTAAGTGACAACGGTGCCCGACCCGCTGGCCGCCGTAACCGTTGCGGTCAGTTGCTCACCAAAACTGAACTGGTAATTGTTTAGCGACGCGGTCATTGCGTTGCCCCTGTCAAAGTAATTGGCAAACCAAACTTGATACTGTTGACGGTTTGCTGAGCAATCGACTGAGCGGTTGCGTTGGTGTTGTTGTTGTTAGTGATGTTGATGACTTGCTGATTGGCCACCGTTTCCGCCGACTTGATTGCCGCGCCCGTTGTTTTGATGGCAACAGCCCCGCCACCTAAATGGCCTTTCATTGACGACACCTTCTGATTGAAATGAAGGTCAAGGTTAGTCAAAGTGTCTTTCAACATTTGCGCCGCCTTAGTCAACGCGTCACCCAACGCCTTAGTCGAAGTGACAAACTGGTCAGTCATTGAAGTAGCCAAATCGTTTACGCCAGTAGTTGAAGCATCGTTCGCTTGCTGGAACATGTCTTGAATTTGTTTAGCCGTTTCGGGTGTCGACTGTAACAAAGATTGCGCTAACTGGTCGCCAACAACCGGGCCTTGAGCGATGACCTGTTTGATGAACGACGCCGAATAACCCGCGCTTGCCAACTTGCCAGCATCTTCAGCAAACTTCTTAGTCGACGCTAGTTTGTCTTTTAGTGCGTTCAGCATGGCATCCGCTGACTGGTAGCCCTGTTGGAACAGGTCACCAACATTTGCGTTTGTTGCTTCGGCAAACTTGTCTTTGAAGTCTTGAACCTTGCTGGCAATGTCGTCAGCGTATTTTGCTTGCGCGGCTACTACGGTGTCTTGATACTTCTTTTGTGCGGCCACCAACTTGTCTTGTGTGGCTTGTGCGTAAGCAATGATTGGGTCGGCGGCTTTGGCACCTGTTAGGCCGCCAGTAAGTTTCAATTTTTCAGCGTCAATCTTGTCTTGAGCAAGTTTCTTTTCACCAGCCGTTACCTTGTCAATAGCGGCTTGACGAATACCCGCCAAAGTATCTTCGGTTTTGACACCGCGCACATTTGTAAACGCGAACGCCCCGTATTTCTCTTGACCCATTGCGGCTTTTGCTTTTTTGACTGCCGCGTCACCAGCCGCTAAAGCCGCCTTAGACGGTGCCCCACCCGCCGCATCAGCCGCCGCGTTCAAACCCAAAAGGCCAGCGGTCAACAAACCAACCGCAATCGCAATAGCACCAATACCAGTCGACGCCAACGCCAAAGTAAACCCTTCGGTCGCAATCGTCGACAACGCAACCACGCCGTTATACGCAAGTTGAACTAGCGTCATTGCGGCCATGGCCGTTTTGTAAGTCACAAACCCAGCAACCAATCCAAGAATGAGTGGGGCGAACTGGCCAACAATGGGCAAGATTATTTGGAACATAGACGCCACGCCTTGAAGGGCTGGCAACAATGCCATACCAAAACTTTCTTCCAAGTTCTTCATAGCAATTTGAAGTTTTGCGTAAGGGTCTGTTGCGGCCGCGGCTTCCGCCGAACCTTTGTATGCCTTGGTCAAGTAACCCATTTTGTCGGTAACATTTTTGACTTCTGGAACCAAACGACTTAGGGCAGTTTGTTGACCATTCAAAGACTTAGCAAACGCCGACGCAACCGAACCAACATCTTTACCTTTGGCGGCCGAAACATCCAAGGCGGTTTGTAAAAGTGCTTGGGCTTGTGCCGCGTTATGTGTCGAACGCACAAGTGTGTCAAACGCTGGCCGCAAAGTTTCAGTCAGAACATTGCTTGACGCTTCCATGGCAACCAGTTGGTCGTCAACAGATTTGGTTAGTTCATCACTTGCGCCTATTGACTTTCTTAGACCGTTAGCAAACAAGGCATAAGACTTAGAATTTTTGATTGCTACTTCGCCAGACTTCTTCAAAAACTCAAAACCCGCAAACGCAACCATGGCTGTGCCAACACCCTTGAACGCGTGACCAACACCTTCGATTTTTGGTTTCTGTTCCTCAGCAACTGTTCCAAGGGTTCTGAACTTGGCAGTCAGTTCGTTCATTTGCGCTTCGATTTGCGCCATCTGTAATTCGACCTTGACGGATAGCGGTGGGATGTCAGACATCAAGGCTTCCATTTCTTCATAAACGCCGTCGTGAAAATGCGTTGAGCGTTTGGCCGAACCCTATCAACCGAAGGGCGTAGATAAGGATAGTTTAGCCCAACTTCCAACCGACGGGCGTAGACCATTGTTGGGAACACGGTCGCTTCATAACTACCAAACCCAGACCTAACTTCCGTATGAACAGAAGATTGAAGGTTACCTGTGCGACGGTTAGGCGGTGTGCCGTCGCCACCAATGTGGCCGGGTGGTGACCAAGTCTTCCCGCTTCGGCTGTGCGGGTTGTTGTTTAGAGTAATTTTGGTTTCGCGTTCAATAGCCAAACCAACTTGGGCGACCGCATACACGGCGGCCTTTTCAATGTCGGTGGCCTTTAGGTTGATGATGCTGATGACTTTTGACAGGTTCGTAATTTCAAAAGTCGCTGTCATCTACTTCACCTTTTCATTCTTCACTTCTTCATTCACCGCGGCGATGGCTACCAACCAGTCTAATAGTGCGGCTGGCTGTTCATCGACTTGGTCAGGTGTCCAACCAAAACGGTCAGCGAAGAAGAAGTAACGCCATTCGACTTCGGGGTAAGTGAAATCTTGATGGCGTTCGTTGCCACTAAGAACCCAACGAAGGCGTTCTAGTTGGCGGTAGGGGCTTTTGGGTCGGCTTCCGTTTCAAGGGTCTGAGCCAACTTAGGCCACAACAACGGCATAGCGTCTTCGGCTATTTGCTGTAACGCGTCGTAGTCGGGGATTTCTAGTTCGCCCAAACTTTCAATTTTCACATTTGGGGGAATAAGGTCGAACGACCATTCTTCAACTAACACACCGATAAGTCTGTCCATGATGGTCATGCCCGACTTGATGGTGCTTTCGTTGCTGGCGTCGGCGTAGATTGCGGCGCGGTCTTTCTGTTTCAAAGTTTTCGGGTCGCGCATGGTAGCAGTTGCGCCCGATGGTAGGGTGACGATTTTAGACATTTGGGAAACTTCCTTTGTTTGCCTTCCTAGTTTATGCGACGGGGCAGGTAAAGGGGAAGGCGTTCCTAAGAATACCCGCCCCGCCGCGGTCTGTGTTTACTGGTATGTTCCCGAAGTGATTGCGTTCTGGAACACCCATTTGATTGGTGCGAAACCACCAGTTGAACCCGCGTCGGTGCTGTTAGAAATACCAACCAAGTCGATGCTGATTTCAACATGTTCTTTACCGCGTTCGACAACCGCAACGGTGTAGGCACCCTTGGTTAGTGTTGCCTGAATTTGGGTTGCGGTTGCGCCTGAACCGTTAGCCCAGTTGACAACGATTGAAGGCTGGGTGTTACTCAAGAAGCGGGTTAGTTCGGTGTCGGCTTCCATGACGAACTTGAACTGGCCTTTGGTTTCCAACGCACCCAAGAAGATAGCGAATGGGTTCTGTGTGTTGCCGATACCGTAAATTGGTTCGCCAACGCGGGTCATAGTCAACGAACCCGAAACGGCGTTGCTGACGGTTGAACCGCCAATGGTGACGGTGGCTTGCCAAGTTGGGGTTGGTAGGACGGTGCTAAACGATGGGGTTGGTGCGCTGGTTGTGGCTGATGCCCAACCCATACCCTTGGCGTCGTATTCCAGTAGACCTTCGGCTGAGAAAGTTAGGCCAACTTCATTGACCTGAACGCCTGAGAACTGGCGAACATTGGCGGCGTAAAAGTCGGTGACCGTGAACGATGTTGGCTGGGTGTCGCCAGCGATGGCGGTGCTGTTCTTCAAAGACACGGTGTGAGTGAATGGGGCTGATGAACCAGTAGTAGCCACCGAACCTAGAAGGCCAGCAACAGACCAAGGGAAGGTGTCGGCGAAAACCGGGCCACCAAATTCAATCATCGAACGGGTGCGTCCCTGAATGTAGGCGTAGTCCTTGACAATCGAACCGCGTAGACCTTCGTCGAATAGCGGGTCAATGATGTCTTCGGCTTTCAACTTGCCAACGGCCACAGGGATGAACGCGGTCGCGGCGACAGCGGTGCCCTTAGTGGTTTCTTTGGCGATGCCTAAATAACTTCTGACGCTGTTTTGTGCGGTCATGTTGTCAACTCCTGATTTCTATGGTTTTAGCGTGGTAGTTCTGGGTGTGCGTCAGTCGCTTCGATAACTTCAAAGACGATTGCTGTGGCTGGGTCAACAACGCCCGCGATGTTCGCGCCATCTGTTTCGATGTTTTCTTCAACGGAAGGCTGTGAGGCTTTCTCAGTTGCGGTTACGACAGGCGCGTCGTCAACGGGCGTTGGTTCGATGCTGGGGTCAACAGGCGCGACAGGGGCGTCAATGGCGTCAGAAGCCGTCACAGGGCTGTTCTGAGGTGTGTCTGACTTCGTGGCCATGGTGTTCCTTATGCGGTTGGGTCGGTTGGGGCTGGGTCAGCGATGTCTTCGGCTGGGGCTGGGTCAACCGCTGGGGTGTCTTCGACAACTGGGACAGGCTTCGAAACCTTGCCACCAACGACGCTGATACCGTTACCCACAATACCATCAGGGGCGTCAAACTTGTCGCCAGCATTGACAACCAAAACGGCACCAATGTCATCTAAAAGAGAAGGGAAGATTAGGGTGTCAGCCCCGTCGTATTTGTAAGTAGCCATGTGTCAATCCTAACTGTTCAACATTTGGGTGACGGTGAAACGGATGGCCGCCCAAATTTCGGTTGCGCCACCGTTGTTAGTTTTTGGTTCACCATAAACCACGCTGATGCTTGGTTCCGCGGCTTGCCAAATGACTGTTCCATCGGTCTGTCCTAGTCTATGCCCACCAGCCCGCAACTGGTTTTTGACGGCGTCAATGATTGCGTCAAAGTCGTCCATGGCGTCTTGCGAGTATTGCTGGACGCTGTGCGTAAAGACTTGAAATTCGACATCGTAGTCGACGCGTTTGATACCGTTCGATGCGCCACCAACTGCTAAGCGTTCTTCGGTTTCGCCCGCAATAAATACCATGCCCGCGGCGCGGGTCAACTGGCCAGCGGTTGCGTTCGCTTCGAAGTTGATGCGTTTAGGGTGGCTGGTAAAGATTTGGTTCAAGTTGCTGATGTTCGCCGCGGCAACCCATGAACCCACAATGGTGCGAACTTGGTTACGGGACATTAGCGCATACGCCTAAACGGTAGAAGAAGTTGTTGTGCTAAAGCAATGTCAGACCCAACCTTTTGTGAACCGTCAATCGACGCACCCGGGCTAGAAGTAACAGCCAACACAAGTGACGCGTCGCCACGAATTTTTAGGGCGGCTGTGGTGTAAAGGATGGCGGCCTGTTTGACGGCGGCTGGTAGGGCTGACACGGACACACCGACGGCGTGAGCGTAAACCAGCGGGGCGGTGAGTGGCACGGTGGCAGAACCAAAAGTGTATGTTGACGCAACGGTTACGCGTTCAGTTGAAGCACCATCGAACACGGTCAACATCTGGTTAGGGACGACACCAATACCGTCTTCAAGGATTAGGGTGGTTGCGCCCGCGCTGGCCGCCGTTGCGATTAGCGTGTTGGTGTATCCGTTGACATACGAATACTTGACATAAGTTTCGGCGCGTGACGACGCTGGGAACCCAAACCCTAAAGCACCTTGGCTTGACATGTTCTGAGCCAAAGCCGCGTAAGGGTAAATGATTTCCTGTTCTTCCAACCACGCCTGTGAGCAGTCGGGAACTTGGGTCAACTGGTTTGGGGTGTAACCATACTGAAAGTCTGTTAGGGCGACGACAGGGAAGTATTTGGGGTGAACGCGGATAGTTCCGTCGGGGCGAACACGGGTTCGTTGCTGTTCAGTTTCAACGGTCGCACCAATGACTTGATTACAGAACTGGTCGATGGCTGATGAAGCGCGAGTGATGGCGTTGGTGAGTTCGGCGTCTTGCGCGGCTTGATTGCCACCCTGAACCAAGTTCCCATAATCCAACGCGGTAGGTGCGTTCTTGAACTCAGCCAACGACAAGTATGGGCGGCTGAATTGGCGAGTGATTG